ATTTACTTTCATTTGAATTCACAACTCATCATGATCTCAGTAAGGCATGCTAGCAGATTGATCTCTTGATCAGGAACAACAGTAATATCTTTCATATACTTGGCAATGATAAGAACAGCTTCTGGAATAGAAGTAGGTTTCAACACACCATACATGCTATCATAAACCTTACGCATCACCATACTAGGATCATTGTCTAGATGTTGAACTACCCAGTTCTTTACATTAGTAAAGTCTTTTTTCTTTAATGACGAAAGGAGAGTGTCAAGATTGACATCAGCAACATCCACAAGAATAGCAGACGTAATAGCACCAGTAGCGGCATAGCGTTGGCACTCATTAATAAGACGCCTCCAGTCAGGATAATAACGCTTAGTAATTTTAGCGAGAACTTTATCTTCATACTCAACATTCTCGTTAGTTAGAATAGTTTGGAGACGAGTAAAGAACTCACCTTGAAGTTGAGTAGACTGCTCGGGTTTAATTCTAAAGTCAACCACCGTACAACGTGAGTGTAACGGTTCAATAATTTTATTGATAAAGTTACAGGTAAAAATAAAACGACAGTTGCTATGGAACTCCTCTACAGCAGTCCTCAGAGACAGTTGCACATCGTTAGTAGTGTTGTCTGCCTCATCAATGATGACCACCTTGTGGGATGCTCCAGACGTGAGAGAGACAGTCGTGGCAAACTGACGGACACGGTTCCTGATAGTGTCTAGGAAACGTCCCTCATCAGACCCGTTGATGACGATGTAAGAAGCACCAATCTCCTCACACAGTGCCTTAGCAACAGTGGTCTTACCAACGCCTGCTGTGCCTGTCAGCATCAGGTTAGGGAGTTCTCCTTGATCGACAAAACCCTGAAACACTTGTTTGGTGCTAACAGGAAGGATACAATCTTCAACAATGCTTGGGCGGTATTTCTCCACCCACAAAAATTCTTTGCTCATTCTAATGGTCGTGTAAATGATTTAGATACGATGTCCTTGGCACTGAACATCATTTGCATATACTCCACACCCTTCTTGGGTTTGGTATGCTCACCACAGGTAAAGATATCACAGACTGCAATACCTTTCTCTGGCCATGTGTGAATACTAATATGACTCTCTGCTAGCATCGCCACACAGGTAACACCTTGTGGATCAAACCTGTGCGAATTAATGGATAGCAGAGTTGACTTACACTTTTTGGATGTAGTGTAAACAATATCTCGGATGAACTCCTCGTCATTTAGAAGATCAACATTACACCCTTTGAGTGTAAAGAGAATGTGCTTCACGCTGGCTCAAGGGCAATGTAGTAAGTCAAGTCAGTATTTACATTGGTCCACTCTGAAATAAGGTGCTGAGAGACTTTAACAGTGTAGTCGCCAGGAAGAAGACGAATGTTCTCAATTTTAAGATCAAGAGTATAGGTGCCAGTAGAGCAACCTGCCACAGTGATATCATAAGTATTACTGGTATCATTCTCTTTGTCCCTGAGGATAAGTTTAATCTCATCATGACCTTCGATTGATTGGAAGGTAAGATCAGGCAGACTATAAACAGCAGATGCTTTCTGCAGAGCGATCAGATCTTCGCCAGTTAGATTGAACTGAAGATCAGCACCAGGAAACTTTACATTTTTTTCTGGAGCAGACTTGAGCGTAATCTCTGGATCAGAAAAGAAATAGCGAGCAGACTGACGACCGCCACGGATGCTGACAAAATTTTCGTTGTCAAACTCAAGCTGAGGATCGCTAAACAAAGAGATCCCAGAAAGGAACTGACTAAGATCATAGATAGCGAAGTCAACCGGAAACACTTCCTCGCCAGTAAACTTTGCGAGGATGTTCTCTGCATTAGAGATAGTTCTAACCGTGGATCCTTTACGGAAGACAATAGAGGAATTGATAGTACTGAAGTTTTTGAGAACATCTAGTGTTTTTCTAGAAAGAATAACTTTGCTCATTGAGGATAGGTTTCGCGGTTGGAAGTTTTGTCAGAGAAGTGGAGCAGCAACAATGCGTAGTGAAGGATCTTAATGATATCACGACGGGCAGTGCCTTTACGATCATAGCGTGAAGCATACTTTAGGATGTTGCTACGGCAGAATGCCTCAGCATCTCCACATGCTTCAATCAGATCTAACGTTTGAATGCTGTCGTTACCAGCAGAATAGTGTTGTCCATAAGTTCCAGCAATGTAATCACTCAGCTCTTTCAACAGAGCATCTTCATTGTATTTTTTCGCCATTCAGTTATCCCAGATTAAGCGTAGACTACTATGGTAGCATTCTTCAACGTTGCCGTCAAGGTCTTTGACAAACAACTTTAAACCATCGCCACCCATAATTTTGACAGTCTTGCCGGTGTCAAGCATAGCAAGACAATTCACGTATCCGTGAAATTTATCAGAACGAAATATTGACATCTTTTTCCTCCTCCTCAGTGTTAACGTCAGCATCGATTTTATCATACAATTCAATGAAAGACTGTTTGGTCTCATCATCAAAACGATTTACACAAACTGTGATTGCCTTCATACGATCACCCCAGATAGCATATGCTCGCATGATGTGGACCAGACGACGGGTAGAAATAACCTCATCGATGCCACCATCAGCAAATGTCTTACGGATAATGTCAGCCCAGTTAGCAAGATTCTTACAGAAGTCTTCGTCATGCTTACCTACAGATGCAGCAATACGAACAAGAATATTAGTTTCTACCGCAACAGTAGGATACTCCTGCTCGAAGGTCAAAGCAAAACGCTCAAGGAATGCTTCGTTGAGAACATTAGTGCCAATGAAACGACCATCATCAGAACCCTTACCCTTAGTGTTGGCAGTAGCGATGACATTGAAACCAGCAGCAGGTCTCACATAACTACCGGTCTTCTTCAGGAACACACCCTTGCCTTCAAGGATGGACTGGAGACAGAGGATTTTGTTAGAAGCAAGGTCAACTTCATCGAGTAGCAGGATTGCTCCACGTTCGAGTGCTTCCACGACAGGTCCGTTATGCCAAACAGTTGACCCATCGACAAGGCGAAAACCACCAATAAGATCGTCTTCATCAGTTTCAATAGTAATGTTTACACGAATCAATTCACGTCCTAGAGCAGCACATGCTTGCTCAACAGAAAACGTTTTACCATTACCAGAAAGACCAGTAATGAATGTAGGATAGAAGATCTTAGACTTGATGATCTTCTTTACGTCAGCAAAGTTTCCGAATGGAACAAAATTATCATCTTTATCAGGAACGAGGTTCTGTTCCTGGTTTTCAGAAACAGGAATACCAGCAGGTGCTTCGTAGGTTTGCTCTAGACGCTCTTGTACTGTCAAGTTCCAAGTGCCACGCTTGACATAGAAATCACGCAGACGCTTGGTAGCAGTAGCATAGGTGATACCAAAGTGATCACAGGCAGAACGAACATGCTCGGCATTGACATCGTTGCCAAAATTTTCTGATAGGAAAGAAGCGAGTTGAGTTGCAGTAAGATCGAGTTTGGCAGGCATGGTGCGTTTCGTTGATGTAGTTATTATAGAACAGAGTAGGGCAGAGTCAGAGGCAGAGTGGACAGTGCCTCAACTGACATACTCGATAAAGGAACTCAGGAGTTTCTTATTGGTAGATTTTGAACTAAGCATTTTCTTAAAGGCTTTACTGATTTCACTCTTCTTAGCACCAGAATCAACTTCTGTCATATCAGAATCATTTTCTCCACCAAGAGCATTATTAGAAATAGCATACAATGCAGTGTAACCTTTAGGCATAGGAATAATAGCAGACTTTAATTTCCGCCATTGCTTCTGAACCTCACCATAGTAAGCAAGGTCGCCATAAGAACCAACAAAATTAGAGAGTTGACTACCAGCCATGATACGAAACCCAATAACGTTTACTCCAGAATTACGATCGCGAACTTGTTTAATAAAGGTGTTAGTAGATTCTTCCCATCCACTCATGGAAGAATACATACGACCAGTCTGACGATCACGAAGTATGGTGGAATATTCTAAACGATGTGGACGAACATAGTGCTCGTCTTTATGTTCGTTGTAATATCTACGACCGTAAGATGCCTGACAACTCTCACCATCAGTAAGAATACAAACATTTACTTTTTGTAAGTTGTTCTGTTTCTTAAACTCAGGAATGATGTAGTTTAACATAATGACACTCTCATTCAAAGGAGTTCCAGAAAGACCAACTCCAACAGTGCTACGATAAGAAACATAGTGCTTGAAGCAATATGCTTCCCTAAACAAATTGAGACACATACGTTCATAGTTCTTTGAATTAGATCGAGAAGATACAACATTCATCAAATGGAACATACCTTTGTGGAGGAAGATCTCTCCGTCCACACAACCACGACTCGCAAAGTATTCTTCATTAGATAGGTATTCACTATTACCCTCTTTGGCACGACGGACAGCATACCACTCATTAGTGAAAGCATATACCTCAAATGGGATCTGAACTTTCTTACAAAAGGCAGTCAAGTTAAGTAGTTGCTTTACCGTGGCCAACAACTCATTCTGCATAGAACCAGACCAATCAAGAATAAAAATCAGACCATGGTTTTTACCATCAGGTATAACTGTTACTTTCTTAAATAGGTCTTCATTATACTTATAAGTATGAAGCTTTGAAGTATCAAGCACACCAGTCTTAGATTGACTAGCACGAGCATAGGCATCAGCAGACTTACGACATTCAAATTCTTTTACTAGGTAGTTTACTTCTTTCTGAGATTGTTTACGAAATGTATCAAAAGCAGTATCAACTTCTATGTATCGGTCATAACGATTGTCAGTAGCATCAGGATCATTAACAAATGCTTCGCGCTGTTCGTCAATCCAACCATGAACTTCAGTCCAGTCAGCAACATAATCTGTCAAGTCAACAGAAGAAGGGATCTCAACATACTTAGAATTTTCACCAAAGCGATCTGTTAATTTCTTAGCAGCATCGTTGAAAGAATCCTGTGTCTTAGAACCTTCTATCTCTTCTTCGTCATCATAGTCTTCTCCAACATGTGATTGTGGTTGACTAGTAGAACCACTGTTATTTTCTTCGCGACGTTGTGCTTCTTCAAGCATTTCCTCATGCGTCATCTCACCTTCTTTACCTTCAGAAGATTGATTGGCAGGCATTTCTGCTTCTGGTGTTTGCTCTTGCTCCTGTTCTTGCTTACTGAATTCATATACATCAACAGCAATCTGACAAACCTCATCAAAGGTTTCAGCAACATCTGTACGAGATACAAATACTTTTTCTTCAATAGAGAAAGGAACCATAGCACCTGCACCAATCTTAAAGTGAAGATTGATACGATCGATCAGACTGAATGTATTGAGATCTTCGTCAGCAATACCAAAGAAGTCTTGATCGTTTAGTTCTTTATAACCACCAGCAAAAGACTTACGTAAACCAGGATACTTTTGTTTCATCAACTTTTCAATACGAGCATCCTCAATCACGTTAACGAAATCTTTAGGACAGTCAAACATATTAGTCCAGTCTTCATTAGGAGTGAAGAGAGCATGTCCTACCTCGTGTCCCACCAGAAGGTCATAGACGACGCTAGATGCCTTGTCCCAGTTAGGGAGGGTCAACACACGGCGATCGACATCAAAGGATGCTGTAGCGACTCTACGGTGCTCCACAATCAGGTTCTCTGTTGCGAGCAGTCGTGCTAAGTTTCCTTTGATCTCTTGGGATGACATACGTTCGTTTCGTTGATGCTACTAGTATATACAAAAAAAGGGTGCCCGAAGGCACCCCTAGTCCAGTTCAGAAACTGTCTCTCGGATCACGGAGAAGTTCTTTTCTTTCTCTGCTGTAATAGTTCTTTGAAATTTACCGTCAAGGTTTTCTCTATGACTAATAACATAGATGTTTGAGTTGTCATCAAAGTTACGTAGAATCCAACTCAAATCCATACCACCTTGCTGATCCAATGAACTGTCAAAGATCTCATCTAAGATAAGTAAATTAGTATCCACACTATTCTTAAGTTTAGCAATAGAACGCCAAGTAAGCAACAGAGCGATATCAATACGAGATTTCTCTCCTTCACTGAACGAATCATAAGAAAACACATCTCTATACCTAGACTTAATTATCTCCTCAAAGTTCTCGTTTAGTGTAAAGTTGACATAAAAGTCCATACTCTGCAGATACTGATTGATGAGTTGATTCATCGCTGGAAGATAAGTCTTGATGATCCTAGTCTTGATACCATTGTCTTTTAGAAGTTGCGATGCCACTAATAGGGTATCACGGTCCTTACGGTTCTCTGCGAGTGTGCCACCCAATTGTTTCTTATTCCTAACAAGACCCTCAAGTTTTACAAACTCTGCTTTCTTGTCTGGGTTGCTACCTTCTAGTTCTTTAATCTCAGATTCGATATCAGAAATAGTTTTTCTGAATGACGTGATCTGGAAGTTAGATTGACTGATGGAGTTGTTGATTGACATGACCTGACTTGACAGCTCAGTAAATTTATTAAACTTAACTTCCTCTTCTCCTATAGCAGAAAGGATATCATTGTATCCTACAAGCATTTCATCAACCTTAGTCTTTCCAGACTCCAACTTTTCATCACGAAATTCTTCCGATAAGTCCTGAGTGCATGTAGGACACACATGATTTTTCTCAAAGAACTCATGTTCTTTTTTACATGCCTTTAATTTACCCTGAACTTTAATAAGAAAAGTGTTTAACTTCTTCAGTTTTGAAGTGCTGGTAGACACCGCCTCCATTTCTTTAGAATGTTTTTCAACTTCAGACGATAGTCGCGCAATCTCTTGGTGCTGAGTATTCTCGTCTCCCAACAGTTCAGCAATCTTATTCTCTTTACGAGTGATCTCTTCCTTAGTTTTCTTTTCCAGTTCAAGCATATACTTCTTCTGGAGATCTATCTTCTCTGACACAAGATGGATTTCATAATCAAGTGTCTTAATGTCTTCGTTATTTTCTCTAACTTTATCACGAAGAAGAACATTCATCGTAGAGAATACTTGAATGTCTAGAATGTCTTCGATAATCTCACGACGTTGTGCCAGAGGCAGACGCATGAATGGAACAAACGTAGAAGAACCAAGCACCACAATCTGTGTGAATGACTTATAGTTCATCTTGAGAACATTATTCTCAAAGTTCTTCTGCTGTTCTGCTAAAGAACTTTCCTGATTCCACAACTGATCGTTGCAATAGATTTCAAATAGATTTGGTTTGACACCCCGAATCACTTTGTATTCTTTCTTACCAATGCTAAATTCAATTTCAGTTACACAATCCTTTTCATTGATACTGTTTACCAGCATCGGTTTGTTAATCTTACGAAATGGTTTTCCAAACAAAGAAAAGGTAAGAGCATCTAGAATAGTACTCTTACCTGCGCCGTTTGATCCTATGATCAAATTAGTTTTGGATGCTCGTAAATCAACTTCACTAAAAACATTACCCGTCGAAAGAAAATTCTTCCAACGAATTTTTTTAAAAATAATCATTCTTCGGAATCATCAGGGGGAATCAAAAAATCGTCAGCAGTAATAACAGAAAATTTATGACCGCGTTCTTGACATGCTGCTATTATAGCATGGTCCTCAATCTCTAGGATCTGCATAGGGGGATAATCTTCATCAATCTGTAGCATCATAAGATATCTGTCTGCATCTTCTTCTTCCTGAAATATAGGTATTACTCTGTCCTCGTCATCATCAAAGACAGAGTAAACGCCATCAGGTTGATCTTCTAAGGTTACAATAAACATTAGACAACATTACAACTTTCAATATATAGAGATCTCATTAAACTCTTGAGATCAGATTTATCTACGGTCATTTCTACTTCATCAATATACTCATTAAGAAGAGTGAGTGTATCTTTGGTAGAAACTTCAAGGTCTACCTGATCTTCAATATCAACTAAGGTCTCTACAATTTTTACATCGTGAACACCTACGTTGTAAAGACGATCAACCAATGTTTCAAACATTTGGTAGTCTTGTTTTTCGTTGACAACGATCTTGATGAACTTGTCTTTATAGTCAGACACATCTTGTTTGTTGTAGTCCACACTGGTGTCGTCATAGAAGATTTTGTCAAAGATCTCGTAGGGATTTCGGACAAACTTAAGTTTATCACTTTCAGTATCGTAGATATGGAATCCGCGAGTGTCTTTATAATCATTCCAATACATTTGATAAGGATTACCTAGGTACTGGACGTTACCTTTTTTAGATTTGTGATGATAGTGTCCAGACCATACACGTTTGAAGCGATGGAATAATTTAGAATCCATACCATGATCCATAACCATACCAGCATTCATTTCAAATCCAGCAAGTTCAAGATGTCCACAACAAATATCTGCTTCACTAGTATTAAGAAAATTTGTTATTTCTTCTAGGTTTTCTTTATTGATCCATGGCAGCATCAGGAACTTTTTGTTCCCAAGTTTTAGATGCTTGGGTTCAGAATAGATTGTGATGTTGTGATACTTTTCAAGTAGAAGTTCTGGTGAGTTGATGCGGTTGGTGTTCTTGTAGTAAGTGCAATGATTACCAAGCAACATGTGAACGTTATACTTTGCTAGTTTCTCGAAGTAATTTTCACGAACACGATGATAGGTATTAAAGTCCACAGACTTTCTATTATCAAATGTGTCACCAAGATCAATGACGGTATCGATACCCTCTTTTTCGAGAGTTGGGAAAAAAATATTATCATAAAATTTTTGCCAGTAGTTCCAAAACGCTAGAGAACCTTTACGTCCATCAAGATGTTGATCTGTAATTAAAGCAATCTTCATAACTTACCGCTCACTGTCCCATCATATCGTGCTGAGTATTTACAGTTTGCCCAGTTAGTAGCGACACCTTCCAAGTGGAATGGCGTTCCGACCATGACAGATTCCCTCGTACCGCCTGTGACGATGCTCTCGCCATCCTCACCAAAGCTAGACCACGTTCCAAACTGTTTCTTTTCAACACGGAATTTTCCATAGGGAGTTTCATACCATTCATAATTCATCGGTTCATTCTTGTCTCAATGTTTTCTTTGATACTACCCATGTCAGAGTAAGAAGCGTTCATACCAGACATTGTACCATCATAGGTATCAGTATGCATAACTTCGTCATAACCAGATCTCTCTAGGATCTTGCCCTTGATCTCTAGTTGCTTTTTCTCTTTCTGAATACGACGCAAGAAAGCGTAATAGATAATCTGAGTGAAGTAGGCAAACGGGTTCTGGGATTTCTCTGGATTGAAGTTGTCGATATACTGTAGGCAGTTCTCAATGCCGTCACAGATCATGTCCTCACGGAACATGTAGTTGACAAAGTTTGGTTTGTATGATAGGTGTGTAGCGATCTTAAGGAAACACTCACCAATATAGTTAGTGACACGCGGTCGAGGTTTTTCTTGTTCTTTTGCTTTAATAACTTTGTCTCGATACTCAGTAATAGCAGCGAGAAACTCTTTGTTATTAACGTAATATTCGGTTTGCTTTCTTTTTGCCATTACTGTGTATGCCACGGTTTGCCTTACGTTATCATAATATTAAGTATACCACTCTATTCCATTATTGTCAAAGCTTGACAGATCCTCATAAACTCAGTAGAATAACTATGTCAGAGTTCAGAAGGGTTGTAGCTCTTAGCTTTTATTAAATAGATCTTCTAAAGATTTTTTCATTTCCTTTACTGAACCTAGGTATCCAGATCCTCTGGGTATCTTATTTCCTCTACCTGCTAGAGACTTTCCAGTTTCTAATCTGTTGAGAGTTTTTTCGTAGAAGTCAACAATTTCTCCTTCAATTTCAACCATAGTTAATATATGATCTCTTTTAACAATAAACATATTATCAAACGTAGCAGAGATCCATTCTTTTAAAGCAAAACCTGTTACTTCTAATTGACCTTTTTTTTGTTTAGAATTTTCAACCATAAGAGGTCTTTCTAACATAATCTTATCTTCTTCAGTAAGATAACATACTTTAGATACTAACTCTTCACCGGATACTAATTTAATAGTTGCATAGAATTCTTCTTCCATATTTAACTTGCTCTAAGGTTTACTTTTATAACCTCATACTTAAAATTCTCTTCATTGTAAATGTTAACTCTTTCATTCAAATGTCTAAGGGTATAGTTCTGATCGCCAATGTCATCAGCTATATCGTATAAGGTTGCTATATCTTTTCCTTCGCCTTTCCTGAGGACACGTCCGATAGATTGGAGGTTGCGAATGCGCGACTTACTTGGGGAAGCAAAAATAATATTGTGTAGTCTTTTGATGTTAATCCCTGTAGAGAATGTGCCATAAGAAGCAATGATCACAGCATTGTTCTCAGTCTCAGTAAGTTGTCGGACTTGTTCTCTATCTTCTACATCAGTACCACCGTGAACAAAAAATACTTTTCGCTCGGGGTCTATGGTGCTATTTATCAATTCCAGAAGTGGTTCACCGTGCTTCTCGATATAGTTAAATAACACAAGAGTGTTTCCTTCAATATCATTAACTAAATTTTTAATCAAATTATTCCTACCACGATGCTCTACCAAGTAGTCCATCTCCTCATGATATGATTCAAAGTGTTGCGGAGCATGTTTACAAAGTAAGATTTTGATCCTAAATTTAGAAAGATAACCTTCTTTAATTAAACTGTCTGTTTTAGTAACCTGTTCACAATCACCAAACAATCCTTCCAACACCCACTTATGAGTCTTGGTGCCGTCTAGGGTGCCAGTAAAACCAAACCTATACTTAGCGTTGTGAAGTTTAGTCATGATTCCTGTGAGGGACTTCGACTTAAATAAGTGTGCCTCATCACCGATAACACAATCAATATCATCAAAGTATCTTTTTGGGAACTTGTAGATTGATTGCCAAGTGGAAATAACAATTGGTTTGTCCGTATTTTTATCTTTGCCCGAATATATCTTATGCACATGATCGTCAGCATTCCACCCGTAGTCATTAAAGTCATTGACCATCTGTTCCACCAAGGACGTAGTAGGAACGATGATGAGCGTTTTCTTGTTGGTAGCAGTATAGTATCGGACGAGGGAATAGATCATCAAACTCTTTCCGCTGCCCGTAGGAGAAAGTAGAAGTTTTCTATTATTTTTAATTGCTTCGTAAACTGCACGATACTGATAAACCCTTGGTTTGATTTCAGATCGTGTAATTTTATTCATAAATGTTTCAATGCCTGCGTATGAAACAAAGTCGTTAGTTTCTCTGACTTCTCCATACCAGTCATTAGTTTCATACTCAACTTTATATTGTCTCTCGTTAGCCCACACTTGCAGGTGCTTCATTAGACCACCATAAAGGTCGCCTGTACCAGGAGAGTACAAACGAATAGTTCCATCCCAGTATTTGTATCTGGGGTTCTTCTTCAGGAACTTTGCTTCAGGAACTTCAAACGAAAAATAATCTGAGAGCTCCTGATGTACATGTGGCTCAGCAGATTGAATGGTAACGTATACTTCGTTTTTCTTTTTGATACTGAGGGTGGTCATCATTGTCCATTAACGAATTTCTCCCACTCAATGGCACTCTTGACCTGGAAACCTCTATTGGAAATTTGACGCATGACTTGATCCAACCAGTAAAGCATCTGGTCTAAGTATTTGATCTTTGCTTCAAGGTTGATGATTTCCTCATCTGCCTCAAGGTAAGTTCTCATTTTCTCTGAAGTCTTAATGCTTGATCCGAATGGTTTAGCAGCATAGGTCTTAGCATCTGCTTCGCCTGAGTAATACTCACGCTTATTTTTTACCAATTTGCGGGTCTCAAATTCCAGCGAGGTTTTGATCTGCTGAATGTCAGTGTAATGGTTTAAGTATTTATTGTGTTGGAAAGGGATCGATAATGCGAGTTGTCCTAGATCCGTGGTATACTGTTTGTTCTTAAATTGAAAGTCAACTGCAGAATCTTCTGTCCAGTCTTCTCTTAGTTTATCAAATTTATTACGAAGGGTTTCAAAATTCATAGAGGTTGTAAGTTTTTATCACGAATGAAGAACTGTTGATGCTTGAATGTAATTTCAGCAGTAATGTATTCTACATCTGTTATTGTAGCATCAAATTGCAAACCTGATAGTGATACAGGAAATATGTTTCTAAATTCTACAACAAATGCTGGATTGTATTGTGAAGTAACAATATGCAATTGACCGTTAGTGTAGATATCTGATTCTTTTGTATTGCGTTGCATCTGATCTGCATTACCGTTATCACGTATCCATTTATGAATACTATTATAATTTTTTAAATCTTCATCAACAATAAAAGATACAGAAAAATCCCCAAACGTTACTCCACCACCAGGAATAATAGGCAAGTTTCTAAAAGGACTTGCTACTTCCGTAGTTGGCATTGTAATGTCGGGGACATTTGCTCTTTGACAAAAGAAATCTACTCCTTCAAAATTCTCTAGTTTTAAGAGATAACCAATAGGGTTCAGGAAATTCCTGTTAGTAGGTTGTTCCTTATACCAATTAGCAGACATGTCAACTTCCCAAGCTACTTAGTATTTATTCCTGGAATGAATGTGTATGGATCTGTTTTGCTAATCCATAATCCAAGAGTATATCTATCGGATTCTTGTACCATATTGACCCAATGTTTTACACCACAAGCAGAAAATAAAAACAACTTTCCCTTTTCTGGTTGGATCTCTACTCCTTCAAAACATGTTTGTCCTCCTTTGTAATCATCGTTTAAGTATATGAGACATGCAAACAAATCTTTAGGGTTATCATAATGTGGTTTCATATATGATCCAACGGACCAATGTACAATAGCAATTGTATCTAACAGTGATAATGGAGACAGGTTCTTACAAAGTTTTTCTATTTTATTTTCTATCTCTGGAAATTTTCCATTAATATAATATGGTCTTTGTTCAAATGGTTCTACTTTACTGGTGCAATGTTGTTGATGTACTTTTATTAATTTATCACAATATTCATTTGATATAAAATTATTAATTTCAATCATTTATCTTCGTTGTACCAAAAATCCTCCCAGTCTTTTTGAGAGTCAGTTACGTCTTCTATCATATTATTTTTCATTGCGCGTATTCATTAATTATATCTAATATCTTATCCAGAGAATCATGAGCTCCGTCATACCATTGACCTGTCATCGATCGATCAGTTTCTTTATTATATAATTCAGTTTTTAATTTGTATACTTTGGCAAGCATATCTGTTTTATGTAAACTACCACGAGGCATAACGATACGGAATAACTAGTACTATTTAAGCACAAAAAAAGGGACCCCGCAGGGTCCCTGTGTTGATTTCGTAATAACCGATATCAGGCGAGGTTCGCAACGCGAACACGTCTGTAGTACTGGTTCTTAGAAGCAGTAAGTGCTTCAGCATCAGGAGTTCCTGCAGAAGACTCAACGAAAGGATTGCTGACCATGCCGTAGCGGGTCTTGAAACCAATCTTAGGTTGGAAGGTCTGAGGATCGATGCTGCGGAGCATCTGGAGGGGAACGTAGGGGCAGTAGAATAGTCCTGCGTCATAAGGGGAAGAACCCTTATAACCAACTACGTAGTAGTGGGTGTTAGAAACGTTAGCAGAGTAAGGATCAACATAGACCTTAATGCGACCGTTCATGGTGCCGACTAGAAGGTTTCCGGTGTCATCAACATCACCGATGGAAGGACCACCAGAACCAGTTAGACCTGAGGAATAGTCGAGTGTGCCAGACATGGCAAGAGCAGAAGCAACGTCAGCAGAAGTGACGATGAAGTTGCCCTTTCCTCTACGAGTCTCTTGTGCGATAGCGTTAGCATCGCGCTCGATTTGGAACATAAGTCCTTTGAACTTCTCAACCGACCAACGACCGTTGCTGTCAACGTCGAGGTCAAATACACCAGCGTTAGCAACGTTGTTCTGAGCACCAGGCTTAGCAACGGTGTAAACGGTACGAACAACCTCACGGTTGATCTCAGCAAGGATTTCGCTAGACAATAGGTTAGCGAGTTCCTGCTCTGCATCAAGACCGTGGATTGCCTTAAGGTCTTGTGCCAATTCTAGAGTGTACTCAGCGCGAAGAGCTCTGGTCTTAGCAGTGACCGCAGTCTTCTCGATGCTGAAGTCCATTTCGTTGAATAGGGTCGAACCCGATCCAAGAACTTCTGCTGTTTCTCTAGCAATGTTGCCTGCTTGGCGCTCGTAGTTAGCAGCAGTTGTGCCGCCGCCAGTGGCGTCGTTAAGCAGACCAGGGTTAGCATCAGTCGTGCCGCCATCGCCAAGAGGAGATACGGGATCGTTGTATGCACCAGGACCCTGTGTGTTTCCAGAGAAGTTGGTGTCAGGCTCGTTGTAGAGTGCCTCACCGCCCGCTCTGGTGTTGTAGTGGCTCTTCATTGCGAAGATAAGTCCAGTAGGACCGCTCATGGGTTGAACGCCACAGATGTCGTAAGCAACCAAGTTGGGTGCTGCGCGACGGATAAGGTTGATCATTACAGGATCGAAACCTGCAAGTCCACCAGTCTTGGTGGTTAGACCAGAACCGCCTAGTGCTTGTCCACCAGCTGCGCTGATAGCTCCAACAGTACTAGCTTCGTTCATCATACCACGCTCTTCGCGTAGTGTCTTTTCTGTGTTTTCTAACAGAACAGCGGTAACAGCCTTTCTATAGTTGTCTTTGATGGTGCCAGCACCTTCATGACTTAGAACAGGGGACCACTTTTCGGTTAGAGCTTTTGAATTAAACATTTGTTTGCTCTTGTTTGAAAAATGTAAAGTTTATTATTATGACCAGCGATCAAGTGCTTTCAGATACTGCGCCATTACTGGGTTAGAATCATCTACACCTTCGACTGGGGATTCATCAACAACTTCCGTTGGGGTAGCGATTGACTCTTTGAAGTAAGACTCCTTAATGGTTTTCACCTTCTTGGAGAATGACTCTTCCGAGACAAACTCTAGACCCTCAGCAAGTGCTGCGAGTTTTTCTTTCTGAGTATCTGCTAGTCCTTCTGACACGGTGGACAGAACATTGAGTTTGGCAGACTCATTAAGACGATTTTGTAATTTCACGTTTGCTTTGACCTGTTCGTCAAGGCGGGTTTCCATTTCACGAATTGATTCGGCCATACCTTCTACAACATCGACTTTCTCGTCGGGAATAGAAATGTAGTGCTCTTCAAAGAGACCCTTCAAACCTGCGATGAAGTCTGTAGTGATCTCATTTCTGATTCCACGGTCAATAGCAACTTGGTTTTGCTCCATCCATTGACCGATGGCATAGGACACTGTGCCGTCTACTTCCTCGGAAAGTTCTGCCTTAGCAGATGATACGTGCTTATCGAGTTCAGCAGCAAAGTGCTCTACAAGTTTGTCATACTCCTCAGAGATTTTCGCTTTGACAGCAGCCTCAAAAATGACTTTTGCTTTCTCAGCGAACTCTTCAGAGAGTTCTGTGCCTTCTACTAGAGCGGCAACATCAGCGGAAACATCAAGTTCTTCAAAGGAAGGCTTGATGGGGTAAGTAACAGCAGGTCCAGTACTGGTTGCGTATGCAACATCAGCACCAACGGTAGGCATAGCGTCAGGACTACCGGCACGCTGTTGGGGATCTCCAGATACTTGCGAAATAGGTGCTGCCGCTTTAGCGCCAGGATTCTCTTCGCCATCATCATCATCCTCATTAGGAGCGGTGGAAGTTCCACCTAAATCTGCAGCAGCAGATTGTCCAGGAGCAACACCTGGTTGAACTGAAGGCATAGGATCCTTGCCGCCAGAACCAGTCTGCGCGTCAGAAACCTGAGAGGGTTCGCTACCAGCACCGGGGATAATGTTAGCAGAAACTGTTGGCATAGGATCGCCAGCTTCTACAATCACCTTTTGCTCGGTAACGAACTCCTCAAATTTTTCATTTAACATATCTGACATTTGAGATTACCTCGTAATTTTCCGTAAATAATTAATCTAAGTTTATTTATAAATCAAAGCTTTCCGAGGAAATCCTCAAACACCTTGAGTGTTCTCTCTTCTAACTCACGACGCGGAGCGCCATTGATATAACGTTGGTATTTATCAACTTTTGATTCCTTAAGAATACCGTTGTCCCATACCCATTCTTTACCTTCCATAATGCCATTAACAAAAGCATCAGGTGCGGAAGGATCTGCTACAATATCAGCAGCAGTTGTAAGCATGAAGTCATCGCGAACTACTGAAGTATCTTCACGCTTTTCGATGCTTCCCATACCACGGGATGAAACACCTAACTGAACTCCTTCGCCAAGTAAAGACTTAGCAATCTGTCCCATAGGTGTATCAAGAATTTGTGCCTTACCAATGAAGTTATTTCCTTCAGCGCGAAGACTTGTAATTCTATGTGATACTCTATCAAGATTGATAGTAGGTCCATCGGGATGTCCGAGTTCACCTAAAGCACGCTTTGATTTTACATACTCTTCGTTGTATCTCTCAACTTCATTGTTGAGAACATCGAAAGGATACATGCGACCATTACGGTTCTTTAGTTCTGACTGTAAAAATACTCCTTCAATATAAAGAAGCTTCTTTCCGTCTCTTTCCTCAGTAAGGATTTTGACGTTCTCAATCGTTTCCGTTATCAGTTTCATCGGGTTCTTCCGTTTCTGTGGGTTCGTCAAAGAATGTATTCGCGGCAACCTGCTTGTATGTTGCCATAGCATCAGATGCTTTAGCAAAAAGTAGATCATGAATAGCATCAATAGCAGATGCCCTGTCGTTGTCGCTGATCTTATCAACGATATTTACCACGCCAGGTTCAGGGTTATGTTGTTCCATAATAAGTATTCTGTATAATTTATTTATTATTTGTAGAAGGTGAAGGCATTGACTTTGCTTTTTTCACTTCTCTTTCCGATGCGGAATCAGCAGCAAGTTCTTGTCTTTCTGCAGCATCTTGCGCTTGCTGATCCTGAATTTCAGGAGCAAGGGCAGTGTTTGCTGCTGTCATTTGATCCATAGCATTTGTTTCTGCTGGATCAACAGAGATACCAGAAGCAATCTCTGCTTTTATCTGCTTATCAATATCCTTGTATTCCGTATCTTTTTGATTTAGAACATGACGACGGATATATTCAACAGAGAAATACTTACCAACAAAAGGATCCATCTGACTTACAGTCATCATCCTCTGGTTCATCATTTCAATTTCTTTTAGTTCATTGAAATGATT